GCTGATTGGAGACACGGTCAGACGCTTCACTCAAGTCGAGTGTTGCCAACTGACCATCGATTGAGCCAAGACGAGCATATCTCTGGTTAAGAGACTGGTCGTCGAAGCCAATCATCTTCTTCAGGAGTTCATCCCTAGAGAAGTGATCGAGAAAACAGCGCAATATCGCCTGTTGTGTATATTGCATACACGAAGGCTCAATTGCAATGATTCTCGGTGTCTTCATCGTTTTAGGCACTGAAACCACCCTCACGGGCGTTTCAGCATCAGGTTCGGAGAAGGACTCCTTATCCAGTTCCCCAATAAAATTGAGGTTCGGAATAAGGAACTCATGAGAAGGAAAGATCTTCTCGAGTCGTGTAGTCCAGGCACGCGAATTGTATTTACCATTAGAGGTAAGACGATCCGCGGTAGCGCCTGGGCCATGCTTCGGAAGGAGTGTACCGTAATGGATATCGCTATCCATTTTGGAAAACACACTTCCAAAAAGCAAGTTTGACATTCGTTCGAATTCACAAAGATCTCTTTCTGTGATATTCGAGTCAAACTCACGGACTTCTCGCTCACACTTGACGAAATCAGACATTGCTTCCTTTATTCTTGTATCACTACAAGGATGAAGGATCTTCCCAAAAGACAGTGTTAATTGCCTAATGGCGAAGATTGCATCAATGTCTGGATCATCAAGCAACACGCCAGATACAGGGTCGAATACGCGACCGAAGAAACCCTGAAGAAATTCAGGGAGACTTCTCCCTCGTCTATAGTAAAACGAGGGATGGAATGTCGCGTGACCAAGGTCAAGCCACTTTTGGGTAGCTTTTCCAAGGTCAGGCAGGGTTATCGTAAGAAACGATAACCCCTCGCATTCGACTCTCCTCTTGACCGTTTTAATGTCAAGAGTGGCGCTGGTGCAGCAGGTAATGGCCAAATCTTCGGCCATTACCGTCCAGAGTGACGTAAGGCTTTTCATAGACCCTCCTTAAATAGAGGTAATCTATCCATAGCCTAACGGATCTCCCCTTTCCTAGTAAGCGCGATAATTCACGTTTACTCACCTCCAATAAATCGGGGGCGGTTACAATGGAAAGGAACCACGAGATGCCTTGGAAACCAAGACAAGAGAGGGCGGCGTGTGAATTAAAAGTATTTGACAATGTCAAATACTTGATTCACAAGCACCACAAGGGCTTGACCTAAGCTAAAGAGAGCAAGAATGAGAACCTTACGGCTCCTAATCTTGCCTCTAGGCTTAGTTAGGCCTTCTTCTTTTGGAAGACGTGATGCAGC